TTAACTTTGAATGAGATTAACCGCGCAGGATCTGCGTGAAATGAATATCCTTAAGTATTACAGGCTCACACGAAAGTGGGCTTGTAAGACTTACGGATTAACAGACGCAGATTTAGAATTATTAATTTATTTAGATTGTAAAGAAAGATTTACACGACAAGAGTTTATAGATGGGATTTACACTATGAGTTGGGATAAAAACCGTTGGGAGAGACTCAGAAGAGAAGGTTGGATAGAAGTTTGGAGGCATCGCAATAGGACAACTATTAAATATAGTGTTTTCAAAACATCATTTAAATGTTCTCAATTAATAAGTAGAATATATAGAATACTTTTAGGTGAAGAAGATTTACCTACGTCAGAAAGATGTGTATTCTTTAACAATAAAACGTATACCGATAAAGTCTTTAATAAAGCTATAGACGATATGGTAAAGGATAAAAACAGATAACATGGCTTTTAAAATAAAAAAATCTTTAATAGAGGGCAGTGCTAAACATAAGGGTATAACTTTTAAAATGAAAAGAAAAGATTTAGCACCTGGTATAGCTGGTGAAGCTAATAATGATGGTACTGTTTTTATAAGTAAAAGCATTAAAAAAGGAAGTCCTGAAGAAGCAGAGGTAGGAGCTCACGAAGCTGATCACATGCTACGTATGAAAAAAGGAGAATTAGGATACTCAGACAACGATGTTACTTGGAAGGGTAAAAAATATCCTAGAAAAGATGGAAAAATACTTTATCAAGGAACTTGGAGAGAAGAAGGTTGGGAAAAGTTTCCTTGGGAAAAACTAGCTTATAAAGCTGGTACAAAAGCCAAAAAAGAAGCTGAAAAGAAAAATACATAAAAATAAAAAAATGGGAAGAAAATCAAAAGCAACATTTAAAATGAAAGGTCACGCCTTACCGGGTATTAATCAAAGATCTGAAACAGTAAACAACAAAGAAGGTAGATCTCCATCTTCAGCTTTTCAAATGGCGGAACCAGGGGATAGTCCTAACAAATTTGTTGGATTAGCAGCAATGGGAGCTGGGGCTCTTTTGGGTAAAACTAAGTTTGGAAAAAATTTAGGGAAGGGTATTGGTAAAATTGGTAAAGGACTTTTAGGTGGTGCTGGTCAACTATTTGGCGGTAGAAAAGATGAAGATGCTGAAGCTGGAAAAGAACTTTTGAAAGAAGAAGCTAAACAAGAAATGGAAGGAGAAACTGCAATGGCTATGAAGCTAAAAACAGGTAAAAAAAAACAATAGGCGGTAAGTTAAATGAGGGAACGTCACCTCATCAAAAATTATAAATATGAATATATTAGGAAAAATATTTTCAGGTGGAGCTACGGATTTAGTAAAGAGTGTAGGTGGGGTTATAGATAACTTACACACTTCTAAAGAAGAGAAGCTTGAAGCTGAAAAAAAGATTAAAGATATGATAATGGGTTACGAAGCTCAAATGCAAAAAGAGGTTTCTAACAGATGGGGTATGGATATGAAATCCGACTCTTGGTTGTCAAAAAACATAAGACCACTAGTTCTTATATTTCTAGTTATATCAACAGTATTGATGATATTTATCGACGCTGGTGTTTTAGCTTTTGAAGTAAAAGACACGTGGGTAGACTTATTACAATTAGTATTAATAACTGTGATCGGAGCTTACTTCGGTGGTAGATCACTAGAAAAAGTAAAAAAATAATGGGAATAAATTCAACAGAAGTAAGTTACGGTTTTGGGCAGCTTGGTAGTGTTTTTACAGACACAGCTGACAACGCTATAAAACCACCAACAGGTAAGGTTTTTGTAGCAATTACATTTTTAGCTGATACACAGTTAGAATTACTAGCTACTAATGCTGGTGGACTAACTGCTGATACTACAGATCCTAATATACAATATATAGGTACTGATGTTGCCGCTCATAACTTAACAGCTACGAATGCAACAGCTGTAGAGGGTGAGTTAGGTCAAATAGTAGACAATTCTAATACTTTTCCAAAAGGTATAACTATATACGGTAGATGGACAAGTGTAGAAATAGGTAACGGAAAAACAGGTGCTTTAATAGCTTACATAGGAGAATAATGATAGGTTTAGGGTTAGGATCACAACCCACAACTGAATGTGGTATATTTGGGAGTTATCAATGTTTGGAACTTGATGGTAATAGTGATTATGTTGATTTACCAAGTGGATTTAAATCTGCTGTAAATATGGAGTCCGGAACAATTTCTTTATGGGTAGACATTAGAGAAAACGATGGTGCTACTAGTCAACATATAATAAGAATTGCGGATGACGACACAAATAATAACGTGACCTTACAGTACGCAAAGAACCACACGGAGTTTAGAGCTGTTTATAGATTAGGGGGTACTTATAAGGAAGCTACTTACAACGAGGCTAGTTTTAGTCATAGTGATTATATAAACCAGGGATGGATTCATTTAGCTATGACGTGGACAAGCAGTGGAGAGGGAGATGGAGAGGTGAAAATATATTATAATGGAACACTTAAGGAAACAGTTGCGCAGACAAGTAATTGGGGAAGCGATGTTGTGGACGTAGCTAGAATAGGATCTAATGATGATGCTAGTGGTGGTTTTGTTGATGGTTTTTTAGATCAAGTAGCTATTTACAATACAGTTAAAACCGATAATGATATAGGAGCGATGTACAATAGAGGTGTAATACCAGATTTAACAACTACATATTTATATAATAACGAGCATGTTTATACTCCAGCCGGGTTAATAGGTTACTATCAGTTTGAAGGTAATGCTTTAGATAGCAGTGGTAATGGACACCATGCAACCTTACAAGGAACAGCAGGATTTAACACAACACAACCTTAATATGTTAGGATTAGGAAATACAATTACAGGAGGAGCAGCATTAGAAGATACGTTTTCACCATCTCAAGTTAGCGATCTAAGTCTTTGGCTTGATAATGGAGTGGGAGTCACGAGCGCTCAATGGGACGATTCTTCTGGCAACGACAATCACATCACGCAGAGCACAGGTGGAGATCAAGCAACTGTAGCAGATGGTGGGTTGCAATTTGAGGGAGATAACAATGATCATTACGATATAACCACAGGTATAGATATAGGTGGTAGTAACCCATGGACAGTATTTATAGTGTTAAATATGCAGAGTTATGATACGCAAAACTGTATATTAGGTTTTTCTTCATCTTCTAATGATAGATTTTTAGAAATGCAAAGCGCTGATCAAATTAGATATAGACAAACAGGTACAACGGCTGTGTTAAAATTTGCAAGTAGCGGTAACTTTCCTTTAAGTACAAAGTACCTAATTACTATAACAAAAGATAGTAGTAGAAACCTAGTAGTAAGAAAAAACGGAAGTGTATTAACTCAGGCTAGTTCTTCTGGAAACCCTGTTGCTAGTGGAGTTTTTGTAGCAAATCAGTTTGGTGGAAGATCTAGTGGTCCTGATAGAGATTTTGATGGGACAATATATGAGTTTTTATTGTATGAAAAACTATGTAGCTCAACTGAACTCACTAATATAGAAAACCACTTAATAAGTGAACACGGGTTATAAATAATTAATTAAAATTAAATAAAATGGCAAAAAACACAAGTAAAAAAATTAAAGAATTAAGAGGTGAAAAACCTTCAAAAGTTACAAACGAAGAATTAAATAAAATACAAAGTATCATTAAAGATATTAACCAAGCTCAATTAGAAATAGGTTCTTTAGAGGTTAAAAAAAATCAATTAATACGTTACGTTGATAATTTTCATAATCAAATGGCTTTGTTAAGAGATGATATAGAAAAAACTTACGGAACGAGTGATGTTAATATTAAAGATGGTACTATAAATTACAATAGAAATGAGTAAGTTAATTAGAAAAATTACTGTAGGTAAAGATTATAAAAATGATGCTATGCATTATTCTGTAGGTCAAGAGGTTTACGGTGGTCATACTATATCAGACATTATAGAGGAAGACGATAAATACTCTATATATATTAGAAAAAACAATGATGTGTTACCATGGAAAGATTTCAATAAGAACATGGCGATATCTATAGAGTATAATTTAGAATACTAATGAGAGCGCCTTTTGACTTTGTTATAGAGCCAAAAGGTAATAGATACAATAACGCTAAAAAAGTTGGTGAAAAAAATCTTATACTTAACACGGAGATATATAACCATCAGTTTGTAAATAGAGAAGCTATTGTTAAATCTATTCCTACAGCTTTTAAAACAGATATAAAACCTGGAGACACTATTGTAACGCATCACAACGTATTTAGACGTTGGCACGATATAAAAGGTAAAGAAAAGAATAGTAGAAGTTTTTTTAACGAGAATACTTATCTTGTAAAAGAAGATCAAATATTTTTATACAAAAGAAACAAGGATTGGCAAGCGTTAAAAGGTTATTGTTTTGTACAACCGTTAAAATCTAAAGACAAATTTAACGTAGAGCAAGAAAGACCTTTAGTAGGTATTATTAAATACACAGATGGTTCTTACGAAAAGGAAGAACTAATAGGTTTTACACCAAACTCTGAATATGAGTTTGTGATTGACGGGCAAAGACTATATAGAGTTATGACAAAATTTATTACAATTAAATATGAATACGAAGGAAACGAAGAAACTTATAATCCAAGCTGGGCATAAAGCAGTTGAAGAATTGATTAATGTTGCTAAAGAAAAAATAATTACAAATACAGAAGATGATGTTAGTGCTGACAGGTTAAAAAACGCTGCGGCTACAAAAAAACTAGCAATATTCGATGCGTTTGAAATACTCAATAGAATCCAAGAAGAAGAAAACTTACTTGAAGGCAAGGCGCCTGAAGAGAAAAAACAAACTACTTTTAAAGGATTCGCAGAAGGTAGATCGAAATAATGCACGAGCAAAAGTTAGTTAAAACTATAGAGCCCATTAAAAGAACCACGATTACTAGAATGAATCGAGGTAAAAAATGGAAGTATGGGTATAATAAGGAACATGATTTAATCGTACTATCTCGTAACGGTGTGATAGGTGAGATTATAGAAATACAAAATTTAGTCATAGCTTTACCTAAAGCGCCTAAAGAAATATATAAGCACCCTAAAAATAAATGGGTAAAGCAAGAGTATCCTAAAGAGCTTGAAAGGATTAAAAATATCTTTGATTGGAGGGGTTATCCAGATGAACAAAAAGAACAGTGGTACGACTATATTGATAGTGAGTTTAAATATAGAGAAGAAGGTTTTTGGTTTGTAAATAAAAACAAACCAACTTGGATAACAGGTACACACTACATGTATCTACAGTGGAGTAAAATTGACGTTGGTGCCCCTGATTTTAGAGAAGCAAATAGATTGTTTTTTATATTTTGGGAGGCTTGTAAGGCAGATAAAAGATGTTATGGAATGTGTTATCTTAAAAATAGACGTTCTGGATTTTCTTTTATGTCAAGTGCAGAAACAGTTAATTTAGCCACAATATCAAGTGATAGTAGATATGGTATATTATCAAAAACAGGTGCTGATGCTAAAAAAATGTTTACAGATAAAGTTGTTCCTATATCAATTAATTATCCGTTCTTTTTTAAACCTATACAAGATGGAATGGATCGTCCAAAATCCGAGTTGGCTTATCGTGTTCCCGCTAGTAAGTTTACGAGAAAGAAAATTACGGCGAATGAGCGACTCGAAGATATTAAAGGATTAGACACAACTATTGATTGGAAAAATACAGGAGACAATAGCTATGACGGTGAAAAACTTAATTTATTAGTTCACGATGAAAGCGGCAAGTGGGAAAGACCAGATAATATATTAAACAACTGGAGAGTTACAAAAACCTGTTTAAGACTAGGTAGTAGAATAGTTGGTAAATGCATGATGGGATCAACATCTAATGCTTTAGATAAAGGAGGGGATAACTTTAAAAAGCTTTATAATGATTCAGATGTCACTAAAAGAAATAGAAATGGACAGACAAAGTCTGGTTTATATTCTCTCTTTATCCCAATGGAGTGGAACTACGAGGGATTTATTGATGAATACGGACATCCAGTTTTTGATAATCCAAGTGATGATGTGCTCGACCCAGATGGAGAATTAATAGATATAGGAATTATAGAGCATTGGGAGAACGAAGTAGAGGGTTTAAAGCAAGATCACGATGCGTTAAATGAGTTTTATAGACAATTTCCAAGAACTACAGAACACGCGTTTAGAGATGAGGCTAAAAATAGTATATTTAACTTAGTTAAAATATACGAACAAATAGATTACAACGAAGGTGTAGGGGCTCAAGGTAATATAAGTACTGGTAATTTTCAATGGGTTAACGGTATAAAAGATACACAAGTTATGTTTTATCCAGACCCAAAAGGTAGATTTAAAATAAGTTGGGTTCCACAAAGTAACATGCAGAATAGAATATTTGTTAAAAACGGAATAAAATATCCGGCTAATGAGCACATGGGCGCTTTTGGTTGTGATAGTTATGATATATCAGGAACGGTAGATGGAAGAGGATCCAATGGAGCTTTACACGGTTTAACTAAATTTAGTATGGAAGATGCTCCACCTAATCACTTCTTTTTAGAATATATAGCTAGACCACAAACCGCTGAGATATTTTTTGAAGACGTGCTAATGTCTTTAGTATTTTACGGAATGCCAATATTAGCGGAGAATAACAAACCTAGATTGTTATATTACTTAAGAAGAAGAGGCTATAGAGGTTATTCTATGAATAGACCTGATAAAGTGTGGAACAAACTATCAGTAACAGAAAAAGAAATAGGTGGCATACCAAACTCAAGTGAAGATATAAAACAGGCTCATGCCGCGGCAATAGAAATGTATATACAGCAACACGTAGGAAATATGGGTGATGGTAACTATGGTAATATATATTTTAACAGAACGTTAAACGATTGGGGTAGATTTGATATAACGAAAAGAACTAAGTTTGACGCAACAATAAGCTCTGGTCTTGCTATAATGGCGTGTAATAGACATTTATACGTGCCTAACGCAAAAGTAGAGAAACCAAAACTAAATATAAATATCGCTAAATATTCAAATAAAGGTGGTATGTCTAAATTAATTAAAAAATAATATGAGAGGTAATCATAATTTTCCAAGTCAAATAGTTAGCGATAAAGAAAAAGCATCTTACGAATATGGTTTAGATGTTGCTAAGGCTATACAGGCAGAATGGTTTGACTTAGAGAGAAATGGAAATAATAGATATTCTAATCATTCTAATAATTTTCACAGACTAAGATTATACGCTAGAGGTGAACAGTCAATACAGAAATATAAAGATGAATTATCTATAAATGGAGATTTAAGTTATTTAAATTTAGATTGGAAACCTGTTCCAATTATACCTAAGTTTGTAGATATAGTTGTTAATGGAATATCAGAAAGACAATATTCTTTAAAAGCTTACTCACAAGATCCTTTTGGTGTTGAAAAAAGAACTAAATACATGGAGTCTATATTAAATGATATGGCTGCTAAAGAATTTGATCAAATGGCTAAAAATCTATTAAACATGGATTTTACTCAAAACGAAGAAGCTGAAATTCCAGACACGCAGGAAGAGTTAGATCTTCATATGAGTATAAGTTACAAGCAAGCTGTTGAAATAGCTCAAGAGCAAGCTTTAGAAGTTTTATTAGACGGAAATAAGTATGATTTAAATAGAAGAAGAATAATATACGATTTGGCGGTTTGTGGTATTGGCGCGGCTAAAACATCTTTTAATACTGCAGAGGGTGTAACTGTAGACTATGTTGATCCGGCTAATTTAGTTTATTCTTACACAGATTCCCCTTATTTTGAAGATATATATTACGTTGGAGAAGTAAAATCAATACCTATAAACGAATTAATAAAACAGTTTCCAGATATAACAAACGATGAGATAGAAGAAATATCTCAAAGTAATTATAAGTATAATTATAGGTACGGTAACCGTAAAACGAATGTAGATGAAGATAAAAACAAAGTAGACATATTATACTTCAACTACAAAACATTTAAAAATGAGGTTTATAAGGTAAAACAAGTTGGGAGCGGTGGTGAGAAAATTATTGAAAAAGATGATAATTTTAATCCACCAGAAAACGAAGAAAGGTTTAGTAGACTAAGTAGAAAGATAGAGTGTTTATATGAAGGTGCTTTAATATTGGGAACTAACAAGCTACTTAAGTGGAACATGTCAAAAAATATGATGCGTCCTAAAAGTGATTTTACTAAAGTTAAAATGAATTATTCTATAGTTGCACCTAGAATGTATGACGGTCGAATAGAGAGTTTAGTAAGTAGAATAACTGGCTTTGCTGATATGATACAGTTAACACATTTAAAGTTACAACAAGTTATGTCACGTATGATACCTGATGGTATTTATTTAGATGCTGATGGTTTAGCAGAGATAGATTTAGGTAATGGAACTAATTACAACCCACAAGAGGCCTTAAATATGTTCTTCCAAACTGGTAGTATTATTGGTAGATCTTACACGGCTGATGGGGATCAGAATGCCGGTAAAATACCTATTCAAGAAATACAATCAGGAGGTGGAGCTAAAATGCAAAGTTTAATTCAAACTTATAATTATTACTTACAGATGATTAGAGATACAACCGGATTAAACGAAGCTACAGACGCTAGTACTCCAGATCCTAAATCTTTAGTTGGTATTCAAAAGCTAGCAGCAGCTAATAGTAACACCGCTACAAGACACATATTACAAGGTGGTGCGTTTATAACACAAAGTATAGCCGAGCAGTTATCTTTAAGAATATCAGATATTGTAGAATATTCACCTACTAAAAGCGCTTTTATACAAGCTATAGGCGCTCATAATGTGGCTACACTAGAAGAGATGTCCGATTTACATTTGTATGATTTTGGTATATTTTTAGAATTAGCACCAGACGAAGAAGAAAAGCAATTATTAGAAAACAATATACAAACAGCGCTTTCTCAACAAACTATAGATTTAGAAGATGTAATTGATTTAAGAGAAATAAAAAATATAAAACTTGCAAATCAACTTTTAAAGATTAGAAGAAAGAAGAAAATGGAGAAAGACCAGAAGATGCAGCAAGAGAATATGAAAGCGCAAGCAGAGGCTAACGCTCAACAATCTCAAGCAGCAGCTCAAGCTGAGATGCAGAAAAATCAAGCAGCTCTACAAAACGAAATTCAATTAGAGATGCAAAAAGGAGAAATAGCAAAAGGTAAACTTCATACAGAAGCAGAAGTTAAAAAAGCTTTAATGGACCATGAATTCATGTTAAATATGAAAATGAAGGAAATGGAACTACAAATGATACAACAAAGAGAAAATCAAAAAGAAGATCGTAAAGACATGAGAGAAGCTGGACAGATGCAACATAAGTCTCAAATGGAAGATCAAAAGTTAGAAAGTGACTTAACTAAACAAATAGCTAAAAAAGGTTTTGAATCTTCTGGTAACGACGTTATTGGTGGAGGCATGAGGTTAGGCGCTTTTGAACCTAAGTAAAAACAACTAATTATTTAATATTATTTTATTATGGCAAAAAAAACAAAAGAAACGGTGGCTACACCAGCCCCTGAAAAACCAAAAGTAGACGAAAAAGTCGAAAAGTTAAAGGTTAAAAAACCTAAAATGAAAAAGTTTGAAAAACCTTCTGATGGTGTCACGAAGGTAGATCTTAAAGAACTTGCTAAAAAAGCAGAAGATATTGTTAAGGTTGATACAACTAAAACAGTTGAAGAAATTAAAGTTCCTGAAGAACCGCAAGAGGAACAAAAGGAAGTTAAAACAAAAGAGGTTGAAAACCAAGATACACCCGTTTTAGAAGAAGTAACAGAACAAACTAAAGTAGAAAAACCTACACCAGTTAAACAAGAAGTTGATACTGCTCCAAAATACCCAGAGGGAATTAACAAGCTTTTAAACTTCATGAACGACACGGGTGGAGATATAAATGATTACGTAAAGTTAAACACTGATTACAGTGAAATGGATAACTTAACTTTACTAAAAGAATATTATAAAAACACAAAACCTCATTTACAACCAGATGAAATTGAGTTTATGATGGAAGATAGATTTTCTTTCGATGAAGAGGTTGATGAGGAAAAAGATATTAAAAGAAAAAAACTAGCGTTAAAAGAGCAAGTTGCCAGCGCTAAAACTCAATTGGAAGAGATGAAATCCAAATATTACGAAGAAATTAAAGCTGGAAGTAAATTAACTAGTGAACAACAGAAGGCGATTGATTTTTTCAATAGATATAACGAAGAGTCTAAAGTTACTGAAAAGACACAAGAACAAGCAAAGGATAGGTTTTTAAACAAAACTAACGAGGTGTTTAATGATGGATTCAAAGGTTTTGAATATAAAGTCGGAGAAAAAACCTATAGGTTTAATGTTAAAGATCCTAACCAAACAAAAGAATCTCAAAGTGATATTAATAACTTTGTCAAAAAGTTTTTGAACAAAGAAAGTCAAATGGAGGATGCTGCTGGTTATCACAAAAGTCTTTTTACCGCTATGAACGCTGATGTTATAGCGAATCATTTTTATGAACAAGGTAAAGCTGACGCTTTAAAAGATAGCGTTGCTAAATCTAAAAACATAAGTATGGAACCTAGACAATCTCACGAAGAAGCTATAAATACTTCTGGAGTAAAGTTTAGAGTAGTAGGTGAAGACAGTAGAACAAACTCAACGTTTAAATTTAAAAAACGAAAATAAATAACAAATTTAAAAATTAAAAATTATGGCAATTACAGCAGGAGGTAGTTTGAATAGTGTGCCGGCACCAGTACAGCAAGCACTTACTTCTAACTACATCGATTTTACAGCCACTGCTACGGCAGGTTGGGCTCAACAATATCTGCCTGACTTAATGGAAAAGGAAGCTGAAGTTTTTGGAAACAGAACTATTTCAGGATTCTTAGAACAAGTTGGAGCAGAGGAGTCTATGACTTCAGACCAAGTAGTTTGGTCAGAACAAGGTAGACTACATTTATCATATATCGCAACAATGTCTCACGTTTCACAGAAGGTAGATACTACTGCCGGTGGTACGATTACTATTGTATCTGATATTGATGGTAACCAAAGTACTAATGTTTATTCTGATAACGATCATGGTATTAGAGTTAATGACATCCTTTTAATGGCTGACGCTAACACTACTACTAGAGGTGTTGTAACTGCGGTTGCAGCTGCTACTGGTCGTATCTCTGTTGGTTTCTATGGAGCTAACACAGCTACAGCTGCTGGTATTACAGCAACAACAGGTTCAGCTCTTAGAGTATTAGTTGTTGGTTCTGAGTACGCAAAAGGAACTAACGGTAGAGAAGGGCAAAACGAACCTCAATTTACTTCTTTCTCTAACAAACCAATTATCTTAAAAGATAAATACGCTGTATCAGGTTCTGATGCATCTGCAATTGGTTGGGTTGAAGTTTCTGGAGAAGACGGGCAAAATGGTTACTTATGGTACTTAAAAGCCGAAGGTGACACTAGAGCTCGTTTTACTGATTACGTTGAAATGGCAATGATTGAATCTGTTGCTGGTACACCTGGTTCTACACTACTTGATAGTGAATTATATGGAGCTGCTGGTAATACTTTCGGTACAGAAGGTTTATTCTCTGCTATTGAAACAAGAGGTAACATGACTTCAGGTATCACGGGAGTTAACGCTGCTACTGATTTAGCTGAATTTGACGCTATCTTAGCTGAGTTTGATAAGCAGGGTGCTATTGAAGAAAACATGATGTTTGTTGATAGAGCAACTGCTTTAGCTATGGATGATATGTTAGCTTCTATGAATTCTTACGGAGCTGGAGGTACTTCTTACGGGGTATTCGACAACGAAGAAGACATGGCGCTTAATTTAGGTTTCTCTGGATTTAGAAGAGGTTCTTATGATTTCTATAAATCTGATTGGAAATACTTAAATGACTTTGCAACTAGAGGTTCTATAAACGCTATGGATACAGTTAACGCGGTTAGAGGGGTTATTATCCCAGCGGGTGTATCTTCTGTTTATGATCAAAACTTAGGAAAAAATCTTAAGAGACCATTCCTACACGTTAGATATAGATCTTCTCAATCAGACGATAGAAAAATGAAAACTTGGACTACTGGTTCGGTTGGAGCGACTACATCTGATTTAGATGCAATGGAGGTACATTACTTATCTGAAAGATGTTTAATTGTACAAGGTGCTAATAACTTCATGTTAATGAACTAAGCATTTATTATATTAAAAGACCGGGGCTTCGGCCTCGGCCTTTTGTTTTATTAATTTTATTATATATTATATTATGGCAAAGAAAAAAGAAACAAAAAAAGAAACAACCGAAGAGGTTGTAGAGGTTGTAGAACAACCAAAGGTGATTGTTAAAGAAAAACCCTTACCAACACCAAAAAAAGATACTTGGGAAATAAAAGATAGAATGTATTATTTAAAAGGAGGTAAAAAACCTTTAAGTAAAATGATTAAGTCTGCAAATATTTATTATTTTGACGAAGAAAAAGGTTACGAAAGAGAGTTAAAATACTGTGAGAACCAAAGAACGGCTTTTGTTGATGAAATGAAAGGAGATCAAAGATTATCTCATATAATTTTTAGAAATGGAGCGCTAAGTGTTCCTAGAGAGAAAACAGTTTTACAAAAATTACTTTCTTTATACCACCCTCATAGAGACAAATCTTACGAAGAGTGGAAACCAGTACAGCAAGCAGAGGATCAATTAGATTGGTTAGAGTTTGAAGTGGCTGCGCTACAAGCGGCAAGCAACTTAGACATAGATATGATGGAAGCTGTTATGAGAGCAGAGATAGGTTCTAGAGTGTCAGACTTGAGTTCTAAGGAGCTTAAAAGAGATTTGTTACTATTCGCTAAGAAAAACCCAAGATTGTTCTTAGAATTAGTCACTGATGAAAACATTCAACTTAGAAACTTTGGTATAAAAGCAACTGAAATGGATATAATTAAATTATCTCCAGACCAAAGAACATTTATGTGGGGATCAACTGGAAGAAAGTTAATGACAGTTCCATTTGATGAACATCCATACTCAGCTTTAGCCTCTTGGTTTAAAACTGATGAAGGAATGGAAATTTATTCTAATATTGAAAAAAGATTAAAATAATCTAACTGTAGGAGCAGTCGCCCTACGGGGCGATTGCAAACTACAAATATAAAAAAATATGGTAAATATAGATACAGTATATCAAAGAGTTTTGGCGATAGCCAATAAAGAACAAAGGGGATATATAACGCCTCAAGAATATAATTTACTAGCTAACCAAGCTCAATTAACTATATTTGAAGAGTACTTTATACAAATGGCACAAGCGCAAGCGGCCGTTGGTAACGATACTGAATACTCTGATATTATAAAAACATTAAACGAAAAAATAAGTTTATTTAAAACACGGTCTAATTTAACTAAGGTAGGTTCGTTCTTTTTGTATCCATCAGACATGTATAAATTAGGAACACTTTGGTATTCAAATACTAGTGTATTAGAAGATGGCGTAAAAATTCAAGAAATTAACGAAAATGAATTATTAGATTACTACAACTCACCTTTAACAACCCCAACTAATTCTCGACCGTTATATATGCGTAGGACGGAAAATATTAGAATAATATCTAATCCAAGTATCACCAGTGGAGTCTCTTGTAGTTATGTTAAAAAACCTTCAAAAGCAGAGTGGGGTTATGTGGTTGTTAACGAACAAGCTTTTTATAATGCAGCTACAGCAAATAATTTTGAACTACATATTTCAGAAGAAACCAATTTGGTTACAAAAATATTACAATTAGCAGGTATAGTTATAAACAAACCTGAATTAGTAAACGCAGTACAACAAAAATAAAAAAAATAAATGGGATTATTAAACGAAACAGCAAAAGATTATTATACTGGTAGTGACTTTGGTGGTTATCAATTTATATCGCTAAGCAATATAATAAATAACTTTATGATAGCTTACGTCGGAGAAGGTAAAATTATACCTAAAGTAAAAAGAGTTGATGTTTCTTTTCACGCCCAAAGAGCTATACAAGAATTAAGTTATGACACATTTAAATCTACTAAATCTCAAGAAATAGAACTACCACCTTCTTTAACGATGCAATTACCTCAAGATTACGTGAACTATGTTAAGCTAACTTGGGCGGATGGCGCTGGTGTAGAGCATGTGATATACCCTGCTTCTAAAACATCAAATCCGTTTTCTATAAAACAAGCTTCTGATGGTAGTTATAGTTTTGACACTGACGATGATGGGACTGATGACACAACTTCTCTAATAGAAAACGATCAATCAACTACTTGGTCAAGATATAAATCTAACACACCAGCGGAAATAAAAGATGATTATGAAGACGACACTTTTTGGCCTAACATGGGGCAAAGATACGGTTTAGAACCCTCTCACGCACAAGCTAACGGTTCTTTTTATATAGATGAATTAAAAGGAAATATACATTTTTCATCTAATATATCAGGAAAAACTGTAATATTAAAATATATAAGCGATGGATTAGGAACAGATTCAGAAATGATTGTACATAAATTTGCTGAAGAAGCTATGTATAAGTCTATTGCTTACGCTATACTTTCAACAACAATGAACGGGCAGGCTTTAGCACCTGTTTTTCAAAGACAAAAATCAGCAGAAATAAGAAAAGCTAAATTAAGATTGTCGAATTTAAAAATAGAAGAATTAACTCAAATAATGAGGGGTAAATCTAAATTTATAAAACATTAAAATATGCCAGAGTTAAAACAAGGTTTTGGTTCTTCTAAAATGAACAAAGATTTAGACGAAAGAATCATACCAAATGGAGAATATAGAGACGCTTTAAACGTTCAAATTTCTACAACAGATGATAAAGCTGCTGGGACGTTACAAACTATTAAAGGTAACTTAGATAAAACTTTTAACAACACGTTTACAGATCAACTTGGTGTTAACGCTCAAATAGTTGGTTCTATAGCTGATGAAAAAAACAACAAAATATATTATTTAGTTTACGACCCTAGCAATTATTCCGATTATATTTTAGAATATGATTTAGCTATACAAAATGCAAGAGTTGTAGTTGCAGATAAATATCTGGTAAGAAAAACAATAGCGTCTACAGTTGGTAATCAAGCCGGTCAACCAGCTACTCACCTTGTTATTAGCGACGAAGGCGATACTACAAACATTACAAACGTAAGGCCAGGCATGCAGATACAAGGTGTTTTTTCAAATATACCAATAAGCTTTTCAGATGGATTATTTGTTCAGTACATGGAAAAAGACACGAATACTTGGAAGGTATACATGGATAGTAATTCTTCTTCAAACAGTTTATTTACGGGTGGTTACTCCACTAACGTAGGTCAAGATGTTGTATTTAAATCAGAAAGAACTTTAAATTTTACTACTTCAAAAATAACTGGTTTGAATATTCTAGATAATCATTTGTTTTATGTGGATGGAAACAAAGAACCTAAAAGAATAAATATTAAAGACATAAAAGAAGGAACAGATCCAGGTGGTGCTTATCACTCTACAATACCAGTTAAAAAAGAAGACGGTACAGTTATAACTTATCAAGGTGTTAATAGAATAGACTTCAGAGTTCAACCACCTTATTTATCTGAAGAATATATCACTGTAATAAAAAAATCACCTTTATACCCACCGACATTAATACTTAGCAACACATCAGATGGTAGAATAAAAAGTGACGGAACATTATCTTCTTTACGTAGTCAAGTTTCAACAGTGTTTATTGATCACAATGATGAAACTCTTTCACCTGGAACTATTAAAGAAATTACTTTTACAGGTACAATACCCGATTATTTACCTGGTGACTTAGTGATATTAAGAAGATTTGAAGATTTTATCGATGGAGATCTTGATAATTATGAGGTTATTATAGAAATTATAGAGTACAACACTGGTGCCGCTAAAGTAAAAATAAACTGGATAAATGAAAACCCAAGTGATGGAGCTTTAAACGTTCTTTCAAGCGCTGGAAATCCAATTCCAGTTTTATTTTATTCTATGTTAAAACAAGAAAAACCTTTGTATGAGTTTAAATTTCCAAGGTTTGCTTATAGATATAAATATGTTAACAACCAATATTCAGCTTATTCTCCCTTTTCAGAACCAGCTTTTTTACCAGGTGATTTTAATTATGTGCCTAAAGAAGGCTATAATACAGGTATGGTAAACACATTAAGAAGTTTGTATATAATGGATTTTATTGAAGATTTAGATTCTTTACCTAAAAATATTTTAGAAGTAGATATATTATATAAGGAATCTAACTCTAATAATATATACACCGTTAAAAATATTAAGGTAACTGATGACGAATGGGACGCGTACGGATCTCCTTCTACTGTTTCTTCTTTGCCAGCCGGAGCTTATCAATATGCTAGAACCAAAGGGGCTATAAGAATAACATCAGAAATGGTTAGAGCTGCTGTTGCTTCTAATCAATTACTAAGACCATGGGATAATGTTCCTAGAAACGCTAAGGCACAAGAAATTGTAGGCAATAGAATTGTCTATGCTAATTATTTACAAAATTACAACTTAATATAATATGGCAACATCTTCAACTTCATCTCCGGTATTATCATTAGCTACTAAAATAAAAATAGTAGCCAACACACAATCTGAAAGTAAGAGTGGAATTACTGGCGAAAAATCTTTAAAATCATTAAGAAATTATGAGGTAGGGGTTGTTTACAGAGATAAGTATGGTAGAGAAACACCTGTTTTTACTTCAACAAATTCTTCTTTTACAATTCCTAAAAAATTAAGTGACCACAAAAATTCTATTGTAGCTAACTTACAAAACATAACGCCTAGCTGGGTTCATTCATATAAATACTTTATTAAAGAAACTTCAAATGAGTATTACAATGTTTGTATGGACAAATGGTATGACGCTGAAGATGGAAATATTTGGTTGTCATTTCCATCAGCTGAAAGAAATAAAATACAAGAAGATACATTTTTAATATTAAAAAAGAAAGCCGGTAATCAAGATGCTATTTATGAAGATGTAAAATATAAAGTTATAGATATAAGTAATGAAGCTCCTGATTATATAAAAACTGATTATGAGTTATACGGAACAGAGGCCGATGTAGCCGTGTCAACTGCAACACCTGGTTCGGATAAAATAACTATAGCTTGGAGTAGTACCGCAGGTGATACAGACTGGACTGAAACAGTATTTTATGATGGTTTACTAGACAATGATGGTGGGGCGACTAGTAGTACTACTGGTTTTATAGGTTGGCCACTTGAAAACGTTGTATTGGATATATCTACAACTAGTGGTAGAACAGGTTGGTTAGACGTTGCTAATATGTATAAAGATACAAATTTAATAATTAACTTATCAAAACCATTAATAGGGGCTTCTTCAACTACTAACACTGATGCTTCGGGTACTATAACTTCTATTTTACCGACTGGAGCTGGAACGCCAACTATAAAGTTAGCTAGAAAAGTAGTAAAGAATAAATCAGAGTTTAATGGTAGGTTTTTTGTAAAAATAAAAAGAGATATTTCTATAGATGATAATATTAGAAGTGTGGCAAACCCTTCTCCTAGTATAAATATTCAACAAACTATACAGCAGTATTATTTAAATACTACCCAATCAAATTCAGACGATGCTTTTTGGAGCTCAGTTGGCGAAAGATGGCTCATTGACGGCGCTAGTAGAGGGCAAGTTGGTACGGGTGGTGGAACAGGTTTAAGTGGTCCATATCCAGAAGATGATGGTTATGGAATTATTGGAGATGACATAACAAGCGGTAGAGGTGCTAATAGCGCTAAAAAGAGTTTAGAATGCACCATGGAGCTAACTCTGCAAAAAATTAAAGACACAAACAAAAATGGTTATGACGTTTCTAATAACAAGCAGGCTAATCAAGATTTTTTAACCAAGATATCTAATAGCAATACTAAGTTTAGATGGAAAGAAGATCCTCTTCAACATATATACAGAATATCGTCTGTCACTAGTTCGGCTAGTGGTAACACTAATGGTGTTGGTATATTAAACTACGGTTCAAAAAACTCACAAAGAAAAGAAAAAAATAACAAGTGTATTAGATTATATATAAAATTTAAAACAACTGGATGGAGGTTAAATGACACGCAAGACAACAGTGGTACTTATGAGTTTTTTCCAGAAGAAGAGGGTTTGTATCCATTTAACTACCAAAATCAATACACACCAACTGTTGGTTCTTACACTAGCTGGGACCCAACTAAATATGGTTATGGTGACTATGATAATATTAGCTCAGCTTACACGCCTAGTTACACAGCTAACCATGCAAGTACTGCGTTACACTCCTTAGGGCAAAATGCTACTTTCACAGAATCAGTAGCGTCTGGGCTTATGAGGTCTAACACTTTAGAAATAGTTGATTTTTCTACTGGAGATGAAGAGCCTGTGTTTACAGAAAATCCAGCAGTATGGGAAACAGAGCCAAAAGAAGATAAAGGAATAGATATTTATTACGAGGCTAGTCAAGCTTATCCTACTTTTTTAGATCACAAAACAAATGAATTATTTGCGCCTTACGGATCTATAGTTACATGCTCTGATGTTGTAGGAGATCAAGGTTTGTATCTTCCTGAAAATACTGTTTTATACGATTGGGGTCCAACTGGACACGGTGGTAACACGTTATTGTTAAACATTAAAACTGATGAAATAGGTATAATAGATAATACTAGCGCTGTGTCATCAACTAACCCAGTTTTAGGTGATAGCGCATCAACGCCTGGAGGTAGCGCCCCTACAGCTTCCGTCTTTCATAATTTAAACTTAGATTTTATAGGCACTGAATTAAAATTTACAAGACACGATGGAAGTTATACAACCGCAAGGATAAATTATTTTTCAGGATGGAGCACAAGTAATAATTTTCAAGATGGAACAGCTCCGTTTTACGTTGGTAGCAGTAGTGATTTTGTTTTGTTAAAACTAGATAGAAATATAACAAACACAAAAGTTAAATTACCTTATTTTAATTGTTATACGTTTGGCAATGGAGTTGAATCAGATAGAATTAGAGATGATTTTAATGCAGTTAGATTAGATAAAGGTGTGAGAGTGTCAACTGTTTTAGAAACACCTTATAAAGAAGAGTATAGAACGAATGGCTTAATATATTCTGGTATTTATAACTCTAATAGTGGTGTTAACAATTTAAATCAATTTATAGCCGCAGAAAAAATAACTAAAGATGTAAATCCTGTTTATGGTAGTATACAAAAGCTAAAAACAAGGGATACCAATTTAGTTGCTTTTTGTGAAGATAAAGTTTTAAAAATAATAGCTAATAAAGATGCTTTATACAACGCTGATGGCAATCCTCAATTAACCGCTTCTAACGCCGTGTTGGGTAACGTAACTACTTTTGCTGGAGAGTTTGGTATATCTACAAATCCAGAATCTTATGCGGAGGAGTCTTTTAGAATGTATTTTACAGACAAACAAAGAGGTAAAGTGTTAAGACTATCTGGAGATGGAATAACACCTATATCTGAGGTCGGTATGAGTGATTACTTTAAAAATAATTTAAAAAACAATAGTGTATTATTAGGTAGTTTTGACGATAGAAAGTCAGAATATAATTTAACGTTAGTAAACAGTAATAAAACTATTTCTTTTAGTGAAAATGCTAAAGGTTGGGTTAGTTTTAAATCTTTTATACCTGAAAACGGTGTTAGTATAAATAGTAATTATTATACATTTAAAAACGGTAGGATATGGTTGCATCATAACAACAGTGTACATAATAATTTTTATGGAGATCAGTATGATTCTTATCTAGACATAGTATTTAACGCTGAATCAGACATTGTTAAAAGTTTTGGATCTATGAAGTATGAAGGTTCTCAAGCTAAAATAACTCAATTTTTAACTCAATCTGTTGTAGATTCTGCTGGTAACACCCTTGTTGTTGATGATGGTGAGTATTATAATTTACAAGAAAAGAAAGGTTGGTATGTAGAAAGTGGCGAAACTGATTTACAAGAATCCAGCGAGATGGAATTTAAAGAAAAAGAAGGTAAATGGTTTTCAGTTATGAAAGGTAAATCAACTAGAACTATTAACGATTTAAATAGCTCTGAGTTTAACTTTCAAGGTATAGAAGTGTTGAGCTCTATAAGATCATCAGGACAAACAGATACAGCTTCTACCACTACCACTACCACAACAACGACTTCTACAGCTACTACTACAACCGCAAGTAATCCACCTCCACCATCACCGTCACCAGTGCCTGGTTGTACAGATGTAAACGCTACAAATTATAATCCAAACGCTGACATTGATGACGGAAGTTGCGTATACACGCCGGTTACTTTCAACATAACAGTACAAGACCTTGGAGACACAGATTAAAATATAAAAAATGAATCAATATACTATAACACCAATAACAACAAACTCAATAGGAACTAACGTGGGATTTTTAGATGCCCCCGATGTATTTCCTCCGTTAAATGGTTTTAAACTAACTGTTGTTCCTGATCCTGGCGTAGATATATTAGCTAGAGAATTTAAAATAGGTAATGCTAATAATCCAATTATGGTTTTAAACAGAACTGGAGCTGTTAATTCTCACACGATGTGGCCATCTAGGTTTGAATGGGTACCTACTACTTTAAACCAAAGCTCCACTACAACAGTTTCAGGTTTTGTAGAATTTGATGGGGTTTATAAGGTTGTTATAGAAGATTCAGACAACACTATTAACGATCCAAACTGGACGCCTTCTGGTGCTACTAATTTAGTTTTTATACATGTTTACATGGGTAAGAATCAAACTACACCTATACAGTCTTTAGTTGATTTAATCGTTAAACTTGATATAGACCGTCAAGATGACGATCCTTTAACACAGTTAGATACACAAAGCGCTAGAACACCTGGAGGTGTAATTGATACTGGAGTCACAAATAATTTTACTATAACTAATGTAAATATATAACAATGGCATTTACTAAGAGAACAACATCTGAGGCTAGAACAGAAATAATAACAGTAAACGGAGACAATGGGGCTGAGTTTGAATTGTATGTAAAGCAAGGTACTAAGTATTATAATTTTGATACAAATAACTTTTCGTCTACAGAGTTTATATTAAAAAAGCAATTAATACCTTCTAGCGGAAAATATCAAAAAAAAATAAGCATACCAAGTGTTAGTTCTGATACTTCTTATAACTTTTTTATTAGAACAAGTCCTAATACTAATCTTCAAGAAACATTAACTCACGATCAAAAAATTGGAACGTTGTTTCAAAAAGCAACAAAAACAGCAACTTTTACTACAACTGATGATACAACGTTGAGTATAGCAAGCGCTTTAACTGGCGGCACTTTAACTGTTGTAGATAAAGCCTTACAACAAACAGGCGCTATTACAGAGGCAAGTGGTAATTTAGTATATGTACATTCAATACCTACTTGGGATATTAGAACTGGTGGCGCTTGGGCGCTGTCTAACTTAGTTGAAGAGACCGTTGTAGATGTTAGAGGTGAGGTTGTGTTTGTGGAAGATGGTACTAATATAGTTTCTGGTTATTCTGTTGAGGGAGAAAATATTGTAGACGAAATAACTGTATCTGCTATAAGTAGTAATAAAATTACTTTATCAGCGGCACAAAGAATAGAAATTGGCGATGTTTTAAGATTTTCTAAAAATGGATGGGAATTTAAAAATATATATGCAAAAATTACAACTGGAAGCGGAACAACCTCTGTAACAATGAGAAACGTAACGGAGGTAGCTAAAGTTGGTATAGCTGATATTACTTGTGAATTAGATATTGACGAGTACGTGAGCATAAAACCAAACGCGTTTCCAGTAAATGTAAATGTTCCAGCTGGCACAGCCACAACAATTAATCCAATTGAACAATGTACCAATTATCTAGGTCAAACAGGTGATATAGACGAAAACGTAGAAACAAAAACTTATCAAATTCATTCAGTGCCTAGCAATAGCACTTCAAGTAGTGGTGTAGATGGCGAGTTTGGCGTGATAAACCTAGCTGCTGACGAAGCTATGGGTAGCGCTGGCGCTGCATCTGTTGTATATACGCCTAACGATGCAATGGTTGCTGGGCACACAGATTTTTTTTATTATAAAACAACAGACGCTCAATCTCCCACAACGCAAACAAGCTCGTTAACTCAAGGGAAAATATCAATAACAATAGTATAAATTATGCCAACAACTACACTATCATTTAATAACAATATCAATGTGTCAGTACAGATAGGAGATATAATATATTACTCGCCTACAACTACAACTGGTAATTTTAATACTACTACCAATATAGTGTTATTGGGTGATGTTACAGATATATCTGGAAACACTATAACTGTTGAATACACGTCTGGTACAGCACTGCCCTCTGCTGGTGACTTTATTATGTTTGCTAAAGATAGAACTGTTAACATGTCTACCTTGCTTGGTTATTTTGCTAAGTTTAGAATAAAAAATAATTCTACAGAAAAATCAGAAATGTACTCTATATCTGTAGATGTTGTACCAAGTAGTAAATAAATAGTAAAAACTGTAACTATACTGTTATAGTAAAATTAAATTAAATGAGTGAAAATATAGTTCTTAGTAAAAGAAAAGAAATAAAAAAGCTACAAGATTTATTAATAAAAAAAGCTGACGGCGTAGATATTGAAGGAGATGGTAAATCTATAGTACACAGCAAGAACTTCCCTTTAAAACACACGTTTGCTGACGGTGTATATATTAGACAAATGGATATGAAAGCGGAGTCAATGGTTGTAGGAGCTATACATAATCATTTGCACGTGTGGTTTTTATTAACAGGAAAACTAGCTATAGCGACAGAAAAAACAATAGAAGAGTTTATATCTCCTTGTTATGTCTTAGCAGAACCAGGTAGCAAAAGAGTTATATATGCTATAGAAGATTCTACATTTGTAAACGTACATAAAAACCCAAAGAATATAAAAGATATTAAAAAATTAGAAGACGAAATTGTCTCTTTAACATTTGAAGATTATGAAGAATATATTAATAAAAATAAATAGATTATGAGTTTTGTAATAGCAGGAGCGGCGGTAGGAATTGGTACAGGCGTTACTAAGTTAGTAATGGGTGCTAATCAAAAAAGAAAGGCAAAGGCAGCGCAGGCTGAAGCTAAATCTAAACTTACAACTCAAATGAACGAGTATATGAGCCAGGAAATTAAAAATCCTTATGCTAACATGGAAAACACTATGGAAGACCTAACTGTAAATACCCAAGCGGCGGATTTTGCCGCTCAAAAATCTGAACAAGCTAGAGCTGACATTATGCAAAATATGAGTGGCGCGGCTGGTAGTAGTGGTATAGCTGCGTTAGCACAAACAATGGCTAACCAAGCCAGTCAAGAAGCTCAAATGGCTTCGGCTAATATAGCTACTCAAGAAGCGGCTAATCAAAAAGCTGAAAGAGCAGAAGCTGGAAACATACAGGAGCTACAAAGACAGGGTGATGCTCAGGTTGAAAATTTAAAGAGAGATAGAATGATGACTCAAATAGGTATGACACAGGGTGAACTAGCTGCTGAAAACCAAAATGTAGCAGATGCTCAAGCGGCTATGATGTCTGGGGTTGGAGATATAGGATCTGGATTAGGTAGCTTAGGTGGGCATGCTTCTTCAATGATGGATGAAGGTAAGACATTTGGTGGGAAAACAAGAAAAGAGGGTATGGGCTTTTTTGGAGGAACCTCATAATAATAATATAATATGGCAGAAAATATATACGACACACAAAACACAGACGATAAGAAAAATATAGTTCAATTAAGGGTTGGTACAGCTGAACAATCAATGATCAACGCTGCATATATGGGAGCGAGATCTAAGCCTAATATGATGGAGCACATGAATCTACTTGATCATTTTTTGACTAAAACTAAAGAAGGTTACACTGCTACAAAAGCTGTATATGAAGCTAAAAAAGAAGCTGAAAAAGCAGAGCTAGAGGCTCTAATGGAAGATATAGAAATAGATGCTACTAATGTAATTAACATGTCTGGTAGTTTACCTAAAGGTTATTTTAATAAAGTTTATAGCCACGTAGAAAGTCTTAGAAACCAATACGCGGAAGCTAAAAGATCTGGAGAAGAACAAAAGGCGGCTGAATTAAGAATGCAATTAAATACTTTATCTACTAATATAGGTTCGTTTAAAGAAGGTGTTTTAAACAACGCTCAAGTAATTACTGGTAACGAAGGGATTAGCGATTTATCAGTGTTGTCTTTAAGTCAACAAAGAATCGTGGCCGCTTGTAAAGAAGAAAACGCAGAGTTTGTAGATGGTGAAATTGTGTGGAATAACCCTAGATACAAACCTCAATATTTAGAAACTGATGACGGTGAGCAAATAGAAAACCCGGAGTATGATCCAAATGAAAAACAATATTTTACATTAGATGATTATAATAAATCTGTAGTTTCTAAAGACTATGTATTTAAAGAGTCTTATTTAACTTTAGAAAAAGAAACAGCTCAAAATGGAGAGATGTTTAGAAACGGTGAGAGTAAAGAAGATTTTAATGAAGATAATCAATACAAGTTAAACTTAGATAAGGTTACTAAAGAAAATATTCAGTATTTACTAAGAGATGATTTTAACGGAGATATGACTTTTGAACAATCTTTAGATCAACATCCAGACATGATGAAGTTTTTTGATTTTAACGAGCTTTCTATTGGAGATGGATTAAGCGCTGAGTACGGTGACGAAGATGTAGACGGAGATGGCATATTAGATTTTACAGGAGACGTTAGTGAAATACATGACGAAAATACTATTTTTTCAGAAACTTATTTAAACTCTCCGTCGAATATTATTAAGTACGACACAGATGGAAATAAAATTGTAACTTGGGAAGACTTTGGGTCAACACCAGAAGAAGCTAGAACAAAACTTATAGAAACAATAACACAGCCTGATGCGCGTAATTTTGATTTTAATCTTAGTAGAGGTTTAGTTGCAGATTTTATGACTAAACGACAAAAACAATTGTTTTACAAAAATACTAAATCTTTTACTTTAAAAGAGATGGTTGCTTATAATAAAAAAGATGTACAGGATTTTATTGACGATGGAGGAAATATAGGTCAATTAAGAGCTTTAGATGGTGTAACAATAGATGATAAGGAGAGAATAAGAATTGATCTGGCAAAATTTAATAGCAGCTACTATGGATTTACAACATCAACCGGTAATAGCCGATAATAATTTAATAGTATAATTATGAGTGATTTAACGACTGTATTAAAAGACTACGTACAAACAGCTAACAATCCTGAATACGGAGGTGATTGGAATATTATTAACAGTAAATTTCCGGAGTTAGCCAACTTTGATAAACAAGTCTTAAAAGATTATGTTTCTACTGCTAACAATTTTTATTATGGTGGTAATTGGAATATAATTAATGGTAAGTTTCCAGAGTTATTTAAACCTCAAAATACTTCAACTAAAATTAACAATTCTGTTAATAAAAAATCAAAAACAACACCAATAAACACAGATCAAACATATAGTTATGAAGATTTATATGGAGATGGTTGGGAAACAACTATTGACGAAATAAACAAAAACGGCCCTAAGGGAGATTTAAAACCTTGGGAGAATAGACATAAAAGCGAAAACGGGTACGATAAAAGATATTGGAATGAAGATGGTAGTTTAAAAACTGCTGACCAAATGCATGATTATAAAAACAATGAAGACGGCAGTGGGTTTGGGTTTATCAACTTCAAGAAAATAGAAGAAGAAAACAAAGAAAAAAGAAAGAAACAAGAAGTAAAAGAGGAGTTTGAAAATAAAATCATTACCGACGAAGGGGTTGTTGATGAAAAGGAAGATGTTGAGGAAAAGAAATACGATGGTGGTTATATAATATCAGACGAAGAAGAGGCTAAAATACTAAATATACAAGACGGCTCGCTTAATCAAAACGCTGAAAAAAGTAGTACATACGCTTACAATAGACAAAAAGAAAACGAGTTGTACGGCTGGAGCGTTGGTGATTATAAAGAGTCAGAAAACGTTGTTTCTAATCAAAAAAAATATAAAGAATACAAATACGGAAACGTAATTAAAAGAGTAGAGTACTCTTTAGGTTCTGGAAAATATAATAATACTTGGAAAGAAACAGGTAATGTAGATTATAGATATGTTACTGATGACGGTGTTGAAAGAGCGGCTACAGACGAAGAAAAACAAAGTTGGATAAATAGAGATTATGTTACTAAAACACATAAAAAAATTCAAAATAAAATATCGTCAGAAAGTTTAAATGAAGATAATTTAAAGTTATTGTATAAAAACCCAGAGGAATACCTTAAAAATCCTTACTACCATGCTGGTTCTCCTGACGTTGACGTATCAGAACTTAGTGAGCAAGATTTTCTAACGCAAGGCCAAGACATAGAAGCGGAGGGTGTAGATAAAGAATATGTTATAGAGCAAAAAGATATTGGTAACAAAATTTTTAAGTTTAGGCAAAAAGAAGGTGAGCAAGTTAATATAGTATATGAAGATTACAAAGGTAAATATAGACTTGGTACAGACGAAGAAGGTAATACAGCTAAGGTTTATTTAGACTGGGAAAACGATACGCCTGCACAAATAAGATTAGAGTGGAATCTTTACAGTAAAATAAAGCTAAACCATATTAACAATGAATTAGCTAAAAAATTAATAAAAGAAGGTAAGGAACCTACTGTAGAAAATTTAATGGAAGAGTTCAAAAAATCTGAATTTTATAATGAAAAGCTTGAAAAGGCTAGAGAACAATGGACAACGGAGTATAAGTACCAGGATCAACAACAATATTTAGATTTTAACCAAACAACTTTTCAAAAAGAATTTGAAATAGTAAATGAAGATATACTAGAGAATACTAATAAGTATTTTCAAGAGCAAACAGAATCTATTAAAAATGAAATAACAGAAGATTTAACTGTAGAGTTAACAAGTTTATTTGAGCGAGATCAGAGCGGTGACATAGTTGTTTTACAGGATTTAAATTGGAATAGTTATAAAGCTGGTGACAATATATCTAAAAAAGATTTAAATAAATATTTTCAATTTAGATTTGAAAACGCATTTTCTAAAAACGAAAATGTAAAAGACATAAGAAGAGAAACGGAGCAATTATATGAAAATACAGTAAAAAACTTTCAAGAAAAATATAAACCTAGTTATAATTTAATAGGTAACGAACGTTTAAACAGTATTGGTAATGCCTTTGTATCTACATTAAAAAGATTAGGACACACAGAAGAAAATGCAAAATTATCTGGAACAGAACAGTTAGGTATAATAAATTCTATGTGGAAGAAGTTTGAGAAAAAGTTAACTGAAGAGTACAGAGACTCAGATCAAGATGAGTATGGATTGGCAGATTTTCTAGATCAAAGAAAACACGAGTTTTATACTTACATGTACGACAAGTCTGGTTTAGGTCTTTCGCACAATAAAGACGGTAGCATGTCCGACTATCAAAGACAGTTGATTTTATCTACCATATCGGATAATAACGAGGAGATAATGGAAAAAATATTGCTAGCTGGGTCTGAAGGTGATAATATTTTTGACGCTGGAGATTATACGGGCACTGTGTTTATGACCTATGAAGATGGTAGCTCAGAAAACGTAGAGGGTTATTTTGACGCTGGAAAAGTTTATGATGGTGCCGATAGAGTTTTTGAAACTGCTGAAAAAATAATAAAACAAGAGCAGTTAGAAGAAGGAGATGTAGATAGTTTTTGGGAGGGTTTTAAATCTAAACCAGCGCATGAATATTTTCCAATACTTGGTAACTTTGGTGATATAGCTAATAAAAGACAGTTGTTAGAAATTACTGATAAATTAAATAGAGATGGCTGGGAAAGTTTGTCAGATCAAGAAAAAGATATTTTAGTACTGTATAATATAAAAGCTGACTCAGATCAAAAAATAAAAGATATGTCTAGCTGGACTTATGGCGCGGGTAGATTAACTTCTGACATGATACCTTACGTTGGTGAGTTTATTTTAACGAGTGGCGCCTTTACGTTAGCTAGAGCATCCGCTTTAAAGGGACTCACCAAGGCTGTTGTCGGATCAGGTTTTTCTGTAGCAAAATCTCCAGCTACTAAAAACGCTGTTAAATTCGCATCTTGGTTAACTGGTACGTTAGCTCATACTTCTGCTAATCCAAACCATTATATATCTAAGATGTATGACAACATGACTCCAGAGATGCAGTTGATGATGAGTGACGAGGGTGACGAGTTGATTGCCGCTATAACTGAAGAAGGTGATGATGTATTAAAAGCTTTCGCAAAAGCATACGGTACAACGTGGGCAGAATTTGCTACTGAAAGAATGGGTGAAGCTGTTCCTTTGTTTGGTAAGTATTTAAAAGGAAAATTACCAGATGGTGGTAAGCAGTTTTTAGAAAGACTTGTTGTGAGTAGATATATTAAAAAAGCTATGGATAAAATGGGTCTTAGCTTTAACGAAGCAGCAGAGCACTTTTTAAAAAGAACAAAAGACGGTATAGGTTGGAACGGGTTTATGGGTGAGGTTTTTGAAGAAGTTGTAAACCAACCAATATCAAACTTAATAGACGGTAATGATATATTTGAAGGTATGGATGATAGGTTCTTTGGCGAGCTATCTATATCTATGGGTACTACCTCTCTAGCCTTTGGTGGTATTGGTATGTTAGCGTCTAAAAGAAATAAAAAGAAAGCTGGATACTCAATCACTGAAAATGGTACAACTTTAAATTACAAAACATCTAAAGAGTTTAATGCTGCTTTGAATAAACTAGAAGAGCAAGGTAAGTTAAACAATGAAAATTATACTATTGAAATAGATATAAATAATGATGTTAATACATTTACAACTACTGAAAATTTATTAAATAAATACAAAGATAGAAATAACAAAGTTAACAACGTTAAAAAAGATTTCTTTGATTTAGGTTTAGCATCAGAAGTTGAACTTACAGAAGAAGTTGCTCAAGACCAAAATGACTACGGTAACTTAACGACCATAGAAGAACAATTAGAAGAAGCGCACCAAGAAAGACAAGATATATTAAGTAGTGATATGTCTGGTAGGGACAAAAATAAAGCTTTAAGAAACAATCAAAAGAAACTTAAAAACTTAGAACAATCAAAGATGGACATAATAAGTCCATATTTAGAAAGAGTAGAAAAAAAGAAAAGATTTAAGGCTTACAAAAAGATAACTGAAAATGTAAAAGATCTTAACGAAAAAATGAAGTTTGACACCCAGATAATAGAGAAGTCAACTGGCGAAGGAACTAAAAGAGCTATATTAGAAGATATAAAAAGACAAATTGAAGAAAACCAAGTAATTATAGATACTCATTCAGACAAGAGAACTCAAGACTATAAAGA